ATATCCAGGTGGTCCTTTAAGAGACGAGAAGTGGAAGAATGATATGATCTCCAAGACTTCTGAGAAGCAGTTTGCTCAGGAGATGGAGTGTGACTTCTTGGGCAGTTCCAATACTCTCATATCGGCAGAGAAACTGCACACTCTGGTATATTCAAAACCAATGATTCGGTCAAAGGACGGAATGAACGTTTATGAAGAACCCAAGAGAAAAAATGATGAAGAGGAAAAGTCTCAGGATCATATTTACTTCATAACTGCTGACGTTGCGGAAGGGCAGGGCAAGGACTACACCGCAATGTCTGTGATTGACGTTACTCAGTTTCCATATAGAGTCGTTGCGACATATAGAAACAATACGGTATCTCCTCTTCTCTTTGCTTCCGTATTGAGGACGGTTGCCAAAAAATATAATAACGCATATGTGTTGATTGAAGTCAATAGCATAGGAATGGAAGTTGCCAATATTCTTCATACCGATCTTGAATATGAAAATATTGTCAAGACCGCGATGATGGGTCGCAAGGGTCAGATCATTACCGAAGGGTTTGGACCTGTAAAGAAAGTACAGATGGGTGTCAAGACATCGGTCATGACTAAGAAGATTGGATGTCAGGTTCTAAAAAACCTGATTGAAGAGGACAAACTCATCGTAGAGGATGCGGATACCATTTCTGAATTCACGACCTTTATATCAAAGAAGCAAAGTTTTGAAGCAGAGGACGGACACAACGACGATCTGGTTATGTGTCTTGTATTGTTTGCGTGGGCAACAAGACAGCAATACTTTAAAAATCTCACCGATATGGATGTTCGTCTGGCAATGTATCAAAACGAGATTGAGAAAATTGAAGACGATATGTTACCATTTGGATACTTTTCGGATGGGTTTTCTGAAGATATAGAACAAGAGCAGGACGAATGGTCAGAAGGTTCTGATGAAAAATGGTTAATAAAAGAAAAAAAAGATATAAGAAACCCTCTATGGATTTCTCGTATGAGGAATGATGGTCTTTTCTAAAATATCGAAAAAAATACATATACATAGCATTCATACCAAGGAGAGATAAATGGCAAGACCAAATGTAACATTTACCGTCGTAGACGAATCTTTAGTGGTTCCAGTAGGCGAAGCAGAATCAACCACAATTGGTGGTTGTTATAATCCAACAATTGCTTTGAAAGTCCTGGCAGGATCCACTGCTGAAAGAGATCAGGGGTATATCTTCGTACCAAATCAATCAGACTGGTACGCAAGACTCACCAACGCAGTCATTAACAACGCAGGAGGAGCAGCAGCAGCGGCAGCAATTAACGTCGGCGCATGTGCTGCATCATATGTCAATGGCACATATAGTGGCGCTGGCATTTCGGCAGAATTTGCCGACGAGTGGTGGCCAATCAACAACTTCCTTCAATACGGAGCACCTTGCTACGTTGGATGGGGATCGTCATCAGTCACTGATACCTTCAGTTTACTTGGATACGATGTAGTATTCCAAGGAGGAACAGCAGGAATTTCTGGTTCTAACTATGCGTCGGCAGTCACAAGTATCGTAACAGATCGCGCAGCAGGATCAGAACCTGTGTTTGGTATTCTTAATGTTGGTTCTACAACAGAAGCAATTTCAGAAGCAATACAACCTAGCAGCTTCAGCAGATGAAAACATTGCCGCAGTGTATGGAGAAAAAGTTCATCTTGATCTCACTGGTTCAACCTATATTACGACTCCTCTCGCAGCAGACGTTGCTGGTTGCATTGCCAGAACTGACCGTGAAGCATATCCATGGTTCTCACCAGCAGGACCAAGAAGAGGAAGAATTCTCAACGCAGTCAGACTCAACGACAATCTTAATGAAACAGAACAAGACATTCTTTACGATGACGGAATCAATCCAGTAGTAACTTTCCGTGGAGATGGAACCATTCTTTTCGGAGACAAGACCAGTGGTTCTCCAACGAGTACTCTTTCAAGAATCAACGTTGTCAGACTGTTCCACTACATCAAGAAGGCACTCGCACCAGTTGCTCGTTCAATTCTCTTTGAACAAAACGATTCTGTAACTCGTTCAAGATTTAAGATTGCTGCTGAAGGATTCCTTGATCGTATCGTTGGTCAAAGAGGAATTACTGAATACAGAGTAATTTGCGATTCAACCAATAACACACCAGAAATTGTTGAGGCAAATTACTTCGTAGCAGATATTCTAGTCAAACCAATCACTTCTATTAATTATGTCAAGATTACACTTACGAATAAGGATCTATCAGATACCATCTGATACATAAGAATAGGAGAATAAATAAATGGGTAATACCTTAAATAATTTTAGAAATGGTTTTAAAGGTGTACGACCAAACAGATTTTTAGTTGAAGCTGCATTTCCTAACACAATCAGTCCAGCACCAGATAATTCAAAGAGTTGGATCTACATTAAGGCAGCAGATCTTCCAGGATCCACAATCGGAACGATTCCAGTCGCATGGATGGGTCGTGTTGTCAAGTTTTCTGGCGAAAGAATGTATGCTGACTGGGCGATCAATTGCTATGAATCCAATGTTCCTGCTGATGATTTAAGAGATGCATTTGAACGTTGGATGGAAGAAATGGATGGAAGAAATGATCATACAATTGATTATAATTTAACAGAAGATTGGATAGTCAGATGGTCGGATATTGTACCTGGCACTAGTGTCAGCGCACCAGCTAACGAATCTCAAGATGCTGCATATTTCAATAAATCAGTCAGACTTAAGAATTGCTTCCCAACAGATGTTGGATCAGTCACTCTTAACTATGATTTGTCAGACTCTTTTTCAGAATTTACAGTAACAATGGCATACGATTACTGGGAATTTATAGACTAAGTAAGGAACATAAATGTCGTGGACTGATTATTTTGGGTTTTCCTTTGGGAAAGCAAAGGACGATAAGGAATTCATTGGAGGATTAACTGGAGACAGTTCCTCCAATGCTTCCTTTGTCGCTCCAGAAAATTATGATGGAACTCAAGTCATAGAATCAGGAGGATTTATGTCCTCCGTTTATGACTTTGGTGGATCGTTTCTTGATGAAAATTCTCTTATCAAGCAATATCGTAGCATGTCTCTCTATCCAGAGGTTGACATGGCAATTGAAGATATTGTTACTCAGGCAATATGCTTTGACAATCAGAATTCTGCTGTCAAACTAAATCTTGATAATGTTGATCTTTCAGACAATGTTAAGGCAAAACTTCAAATCGAATTCAACAATATTCTTAAATTGCTAGACTTTTCTAGCAGAGGATACGATATCTTTAGGCGCTGGTATGTAGATGGAAGAGTCTACTACCAGTTAATTATTGATACTGATCATCCAGAAAAAGGAATACAAGAAATTCGGGCAATTGATCCAATTAAGATTCGTAAGATTCGTAAGGTTCAAAAGCAAGTCAAGCGTGTAAACAATACAGCAATTCCTATTGTCAGTAAAGTAGATGAATACTTTGTCTTTACAGATTTTGAGGCAAGCAACATACCAACCACAAGTTCTGCTGGTGTTAAGATTGCTCCAGACTCAATCACATATTGTCACTCTGGATATCTTGATCAGACCACAAAGAGAGTCGTAGGACATTTACACAAGGCAATTCGTCCACTCAACATGTTGCGTCAGACAGAAGACGCAATGGTCGTATACCGCATTGCCCGTGCTCCAGAACGAAGAGTATTCTACGTTGACGTTGGAAATCTTCCAAAGAACAAAGCAGAAGAATACATGAAGTCACTCATGAATCGTTATCGTAATAAACTCACATACGATTCATCAAGTGGAGAAATTAAAGACCAGAGAAACCATTTCTCCATGCTTGAGGATTACTGGTTGCCTCGTAGAGAGGGTGGAAGAGGAACTGAGATTCAAACACTTCCAGGTGGTCAAGGACTCAGCGAAATGGAAGACGTTGAGTATCTACTCCGTAAGGTATACAGAGCACTTAATGTTCCACTTACGCGAATGGAAGTTCAGACTGGATTCAATCTAGGCAGAAGCAGTGAAATAACCAGAGACGAAGTGAAGTTCTACAAGTTCATTGAAAGACTTCAGAATAAGTTCTCTTTTATGTTCCTGGACATGCTCAAGAAGCAGTCAATTCTAAAAGGAATCTTGACTCCTGATGACTGGAAAGATCATTATCAGGACATGAAGATTGTCTATAGCAAAGATTCATATTTCAACGATCTAAAAGAGAACGAGATTCTTGCCGAACGAATCAACATGCTTAACACGATTGGTCAATATACTGGAATGTTCTTCTCTGCCAAGTATGTGAGAAAGAATATTCTTAAGCAGTCTGAAGAAGAAATTGCTCGTATGGATGAAGAAATGGAAGTGGATCGTCAGAAACAAATACAGCAGCAAATAGAAATGCAGCAATTGGGTCTGGTAGACGAACAAGGACAACCACCTCAATAAATCTTATATATAAGTTTAGGAGATAAAAATGTCAAATAGTAGAGAAATTTTAAACGCACTTATACAAGAAGACATCGTTTCTGCCAAGAAACTTATTAACGAATCGCTTTTTTCCAAATTGGGAAATGCTCTTGAAGACAAATTAGCAGATTATGGTCCTTCTCTTTTTAACGAAGGCAAATCCAAGAAAGGTTCTAAACCAGATTTTCTAGATTTGGATAAAGATGGTAATAAAAAAGAACCAATGAAAAAGGCAGCAAAGGAAGTAAAAGAAGACATAGAAATCACAGATGACATGCTTCTTGAAGAATTCCAAAACGAAATTGTTCAGATTGTTCAAGAGATTCAAGAAGAAACTGGCGAAGAATTAACCGAAGAAGAAATTCAAGAAATTGCCCAAGAATATCTTTCTATTCTAGAAGATACGTCAGAAGACGAATAATAATTTAGGAACCATCATGAAACTAATCACAGAAACAATTGAAGACGTTAAAAC